CCGCAACGTGAACAGTCGCCCGTGGAAAACCCCAGGACCAAAAAACCGCAGGAGAGGCCGGTTTTCTGAGTTATCGGCGGTTTCCGGCGGTTATCGGCGGTTATCGGCAGGCCGGTCTGGCCGCGAAGTATCGCAATACCGTTACTGCACCGTAGCTATCGAAATCCCGACCGTCTCCCGTCGACCAGAGGCGGTCGTCAGCGCGGAAACCCGCCGGAAATCACCTATTGACAAGTTACGCCACGTTTGCCCTTTAATTAGTCACGCTCTAGATTTTGCGTCTCGGCGACGAAAAGGGGTCCAAGTATGCCCTACGCGCCGCCAAAACATCGTCCCCCAGGATGGCGACCTCCCGCTTCCAAAGGCACCGATCCCTACTACGGCAGCGTCGCCTGGAAGCAACTGCGCCAGCGCGTCAGACGCCGCGATCGTGGGATCTGCGCCCGGTGCGGAGCGCCCGATTCGTGGAAAGTCGACCACGTTCAGCCGCGCTCCGAAGGCGGTGCGGATCACGAGTGGAACCTCCGGCTCCTCTGTGACGACTGCGACGCCAAGCGTCACGCGGAGAAGGGCAAGGTCTGGCGTTGAGAGGAGCAGGCACATGGCAGTTGGCGGGCAGAAACCAAAGCCAGCGATCCTGAAGGAACTGCACGGCTCTACGCACCCGATCAATCCGGATGAGCCGATCCCCGAGGGTAACCTCAGCGACAATCCGGCTGAGTGCCCGTCGCACTTCGCCGCCGACCAGCGTGAGGCCTGGGAATACCTGATCCAGCATTCGCCGCCGACGCTGCTGAAGCGGCTCGATGTCGGCCTTCTGGAGGCTTACGTCGTCGCGCTCTGCTTCCATCGGCGTGCGGTGCGCGAAATGGGCGAGGCGGATCTTCTGCATCAGGAAGGCGCGCGGGTATTCGCGGCTCCACTGATCTCCCTCATCAACAAACAGAGCGACCTGGTCCGAAAGCTGGGCAACGAACTGGGCTTCAGCCCGGTCTCTCGCCCACGGATCTTCGCCAATGGACCAGCGACCGCCGCGCTGAGCGCCAGCCTGAACAGTGCCGCGCATGCGCGCCCCAAAGACGCCGCAAGCCAGAGCCTCGAAGCTTACCTCGCCGACGCGCCCTCAGCCACGTCCCACTGACGCGGTCGGCGCCTACGCCTGGGATGTCCTGAACGGTAAGGTCGTCACCGGCACGCTTGTCAGGCTGGCATGCGAGCGACACTTCCGCGACCTGGCCGAGGCGTCGGAGAAGGGCTACGTCTGGCGGCCGGACATCGCCGAGTATGCGATCCGCTTCGCGAATTTCTGTCGGCATTCGAAAGGCGAATGGAGCGGCCAGCGCGTTAGGTTTGAGCCTTGGCAGGCATTTGTTCATGGCTCCGCGTTCGGTTGGTTGCGGAAGGACGGGCTCCGAAGGTTTCGGGTTGTTTACGAGGAAATCGCGCGGAAGAACGGGAAGTCGCTGAGCGCCGCCGTCGTCGCCCTTCAGTGCCTTGTCGCCGACAAAGAGCCTGGAGCGGACGTCTACTCCGCCGCCACCAAGAAAGATCAAGCGCGGATCGTGTTCGATGAAGCGCGCAGGACGGTGCTCCGATCCGAGGATCTCCAGAAGACCATCTCTGTCTATCGCGCATCGCTCGCGGTAGACCACACGCTCTCCAGCTTCCAGCCGCTTTCGTCGGACGACCGCACGCTGGACGGTCTCAACCCGCACGCGATGGTCATCGACGAGCTACATAAACACAGAAACCGGTCTGTGCTCGACGTGCTTGATACCGCCATGGGCTCCCGCAGACAGCCTCTGATGTGGATCATCACGACGGCTGGCGACGACAACCCCGAGAGCGTCTACGCCCAGGAGCACACCTACGCCGCCAACGTGGTGTCACGCAGCTTCGTCGATGACGAATGGCTGGTCTACATCGCGACGGTGGATCCGGAAGACCGCTGGGACGATCCAAAGGTCTGGATAAAAGCAAACCCGAACTTGGGCGTCAGTGTCAAGCTGGACGACCTCACGCGCCAGTGTCGCGCGGCAAAGCACAACCCAGCCAAGCAACAGGAATTCAAACGGCTGCGGTTGAACATGCGCACGGCGTCCACGTCACAGCTGATCTCGGGGCCGCTCTGGGACGCCAACTCGCTCGGACCGTTCGATCCGGCCGAGATGCACGGTCGGCGCTGCTTCGCCGGCCTCGACCTGTCGTCGAAGATCGACTTGTCGGCATGGATCAAGCTGTTCCCGCCGGTCGAGCAGGGCGAGCGTTGGAGGGTGGTGGCGCGGTTCTGGATGCCGGCCGACACGGTGGAGCAGAAGACCGACCGCGATCAGGTCCAGTACCGCCGCTGGATCAATGAGGGGCTGATCGAGGCCACCGAGGGCAACATCATTGACCATAACGAAATCGAACGGGCCGTCCTTGAGGATGCTCGGCTCTACGATATCGCGGCGGCTGCGTATGACCCGTGGAACGCCCAGCAACTGGCCAACAACCTCCAAAGCGGCGGCGTCCCGGTGAAGGAATTCATCCAGGGCATCCGGTCCTACACCGCGCCGACCAAGGAACTGATGGCGATGCTGCTCGCCAGCAAGCTCGACCACGGTGACAACCCGGTGCTGCGCTGGATGGCGCTCAACCTCCGGGTCAAGACCGACATCAACGACAACTACATGCCGACGAAGCGACTGAGCATAGGCCGGATAGACGGTTCGACGGCCCTCATCATGGCCATCGGTCGAAGCATGGACGATGACACCGCCGGATTGGAAGGCTTCCTGACCCGGCCGGTGTTGTGATTCAACCTGGAGGTTCCTATGACATCTGACGCCCCGACGAAGCCGCATGATCCCGACGACGATCAGCCGCCTGTCCCCCCGCCACCGCCGCCTCCGAGACCCGGCGCTCCCCCTGCCTGATTGGGTGGGCTTCCTCCCCAACCCGATCGGGATGGCTCCCGTCCCGGCTTCCGCAAGACTGCCGGGACGGTTGGCCCCAGTGACGGCTGAGCTTTGCCTCGCCTGCATGCGCTACCATCCGCCGCCCCAATGCGATCATGACGCCACCTTGCTGTGCCAGTTCTGTCTGAAACCTCGTGGCTACCGCTGGAGTGAGGCGGACGGCGAGGCTGCCGGCCGCGCCAACCAGTGCTGGTGGTGCTGGCGTGGAAAGGAGACCGCCGATGCCCGACAGCGCGATCCCCAAACCGATTGATCCGTTCCACATCGAGGAGATCGCTTCCGTGCAGTCGGGCCTGCTCGCGCACCTGAAGGACGATCCAGTCGATATATCCATCAAGATCGCGGCATTGCGCGCCACGGCTGATCTCCTGCAGCAGTCGATCTCGATGACGGTGCTGGCGCAGCAGGTTTACTCGATCCTTCAGCCGAAGAAGCCCTGAGGCGCGACCGTGTGGAAATGGCTGAAGCTGAAGGCGGTCTCGACGATCGCCAGCGGGGTCGGCTTGAACGATCCTCGCCTGTATCACTACTTCGGCGCATCGGAGACCTACGCCGGCGAGACGATATCCATCGAGAGCGCGATGCGCATCGACACCGTCTGGGCCTGTGTGCGGCTGATCGCGACGACCATCTCGACGCTGCCGGCGCAGACGTTTCAGAAGCTGCCTGACGGCCGCGGCAAGCTGATACGGGACATTCCGCTCTATTTCCTGCTGCACGACCAGCCGAACGCGGACATGACTGCCACGACATTCTGGGCTGCCATGGTGGCGTGCCTGTTGCTGTGGGGGAACGCCTACGCGGCGATCGACCGCCGGACCGATGGCACGGTCGTCGCGTTGATGCCGCTGCTGCCCAACCGCCTGACGGTGACGCGGGAGACTGACGGATCGCTCACGTATCATTACGCGTGGCAGAACGTCCGCCGGGACTACAACGAGGACGAAATCTTCCACGTCAAGGGCTTCTCGATGGACGGCTACATGGGCCTGTCGCCCATCTCGCAGGCGCGGGAGACGCTCGGGATCGCCGTAGCCGCCGAGAAGTCCGCCGCGAGCTTCTTCAGAAATTCAATGCGGCCGTCGATGGTTTTGAAGGCGCCCCTGTTCCTGAACGATACGCAACGCGAACGCTTCGGCGACGCGTGGATGGAGAAATTCACCGGCTCGGTTTCCGCTGGCCGTGTCCCGCTGCTCGAGGGGGGCTGGTCTCTGGACCAGATCACCATGAAGCCCGAGGACGCCCAGCTACTCGCGTCGCGTGCTTACTCAGTCGAACAGATCTGTCGATGGTTCGGTGTCTCGCCTGTGATGGTCGGACACATGGACAAGTCGACTGCCTGGGGCACCGGCCTGGAGCAGATGAACCTGTGGTTCCTGACCTATGGCCTACGGCCCTGGCTGCGCGCCATCGAGCAGGAGATCACGCGGTCGGTTCTGACCCCGGCTCAGCGCATTCTTTATTATTGCGAGTTCAATGTTGACAGCCTGCTGCGCACCGACAGCGAGAAGCGAGCGAACATGATGAAGACGTTGGTCGATGCCGGCATCAACACGCCGAACGAAATGCGCTCGAAGAACAACGACCCGCCTCTCGAGGGCGGCGACAAGCTGACCATGGCCTCCGGCCGCATGCCGCTCGACACCCTCGGGCAGCAGCCCGTGACACCATCTCCGTTTCCACCGCCTGACCCTGGCCAACAGCCGGGTCGGGGCCCTCCAGCAGCCCAGGCGGGCGCATAGGAGACTGCCGCCATGTCGCAGCCTGAAGTCTTCCGCGTGCCGTTCTCCGCCGAACTCAAGTTCGTGGACTCTGGCGATGTTGGCGAGATCGGCGGTTACGGCTCCGTGTTCAATGTGATCGATCTGAATGGCGACATGATCGTGCCGGGGGCGTTCGACGCGACGCTCGCGGAACAGAAGTCCGCCGGTCGCGTGCTGCCGATGTTCGGCGAACACAGCTTCGCATTCCTCGGTGGCGACCCGTATCCGGTCGGCATCTGGACCGATGTGCAGCCGGACGAGAAGGGCCTGCGCGTCAAAGGCAAGCTGGTCAGCCTGCAGCACCCGGACGTCAAGCGCGTCCACGATCTGCTGAAAGAGGGCGCGATCGGAGCGATGTCGATCGCCTTCAAGGTGCGCGAGGGCGGTTCCGTCAAGGGGACCAAGGTCGGCGAACCGCGGCGAAAGCTGACCGGGCTCGACCTGTACTCGGTAGACCTGGTCGGTGACCCAGCGAACCCGGCGGCGCGCATCGACAGCGTGAAGTCGATGCTCACGATGCCGAACACCACGGCGGCTGCTGGTTCCATCGTCTCGGCGCATCAGATGTGCGCCGACTGTATGGGCGGGGGTGATGCGCCGACCGCCGCCGAACGAACCCAGATCATGGGACATTTGCAAGATGCTCATCGTCACCTCACCGGGAACGACATACCGGCGGCGTTGATGCACTTCGACCGACTGCGCGAGTTGAAGAAGTGGCTGCATCTCCCTGTGGAGCAGGGCGGGCGTGGCTTCTCCAGCAAGCAGGCTGACGAGATCGCCGAACTCGTCTTCAAGTCAATGCCTCGGGATGAGAGCGGAGACAGCGCGGCAGCAAGCGCGGCCAGGAAAGCGGCGGTTACTGACATCAGCCGCTTGCTCTCCGGCTTTTCCCTCAAATTCGGAGAATAGACATGCCCCCAGATGGCGGTGACGTACCAACTGAAATTGAACTCAAGAACCTGACGGTCGACCTCAAGAAGGCGACCGACGAGGTCAAGACATTCGCGGAAAAGGTCCAGACCGAGATGAAGAATCTCGGGCTCGCGACCGACGAGACCAAGGTCAGTGCCGACAAGGCGCTGAGTGAGATGAACACCCTCTCGGCGCGGCTGACGGACATCGAGCAGAAGGTGGCGCGGCGCGGTGGTTTCGATGCGCCTCCGGAATACAAGAGCTTAGGCGAGCATGTCGTAGACGCCGAGGCGGTCAAGGCGTTGCTGGGGCAGAAGAACGGCCAGGCGCGGGTCACCATTGAACTGAAGGACATCATCAGCGGACCGCCGACGTGGGGCACGGGTGTGTCACCTTCGAACTCCTTGGTCATCGCCGACCGCCAGCCGATCATCATGCCGCCGATGCGCCAATTGGTGGTGCGCGATCTGATCACACCAGGGTCCACGACATCCAACGCCATTGAGTATCCGGTGGAGACCGACAATCCCGCGGTAACCGGCGCGGCGGTGGTTTCGGAAGGCGCGATGAAGCCCCAGTCGAACATCACGTTCGACCTGAGGAGCACCCCAGTTCGCACAATCGCGCATTGGATGAAGGCTTCCAGACAGATCATGGACGATGTGGTGCAGCTTCGGTCTTACATCGACGGTCGTCTTCGTTACGGTCTCGGCTACGTCGAGGAGACTGAACTGCTCTATGGTGACGGAACAGGCCAACATTTGCTCGGTCTGGTGCCCCAGGCTACTGCCTATGCAGGCGCCTTCGCGCCAACCGCCCCGCAGGCGATTGACGTGCTTCGTCTGGCTGCGCTGCAGGCGACCTTGGCGCTCTATCCGGCAACCGGGTTCGTTTTGCACCCGACCGACTGGGCCAAGATCGAACTGACCAAGGACAGCCAGAACCGCTACCTCGTCGGTGACCCGCAAAACCAGATCTCAGCGCGACTGTGGACGCTGCCCGTCGTGCAGACGCCGGCCATGGCGGTCAGCCACTTCTTGACCGGAGCGTTTAGGTTGGGCGCGCAGATCTTCGACAGGCTGTCGATCGAGGTGCTGATCAGTACGGAAGATCAAGACAATTTCGTACGGAATCTTTTGACTATAAGGGCTGAGGAGAGGCTCGCTTTATGTTGCTACCGCCCCGCTGCATTTATCTACGGAACTTTGCCTTGAATATTAGTAACTTACGTGTAGCGTAGGAGTATATACAGATCGGGCTCCGCCGGGATTGGCCTCTCGGCGGAACCCTAACATCAACGGTCTTCCGCCAATGTTCCCCAGACCACTATTCCGAGAAAGCGCGAGCATTCGCGATGGCCAAGTATGCGACGCGCGAAGGTAAGGACTACAACAACGCATGGGCTAAGGCGAAGAGAAGGGCCGATCCGGCATTCGGAGTGCATACACACATGAAGGTGCTGATGCACCGTGCATTAGGGACAAAGAAACAGGGCAGAAGTTGGAAATCGTTCGTCTCCTATACCCTCGCGGAGTTGATGGTCCATCTGGAAAGGCAATTTCTATCAGGGATGACCTGGGCCAACCGCGGGCAATGGCACATAGACCACATTCAACCACGGTCATCATTTAAGTTTGTCGGCCCTGACGATCCCGAATTCAAAGCCTGTTGGGCGTTGTCGAACCTCCGCCCTTTATGGAAGGCCGATAATCTCAAAAAGAACGCTCGGCGCACGTTACTGCTGTAGGAGCTGGCCATGCCCCTCATGAGAGCCATGACCGCCTGGTACAACGGTGATCATGAAGGTCATGTCGAGCGCGGACAGGAGTTCGAGACATCCGAATACAGAGCAACGGACCTGGTGCGCGCGGGGCTGGCCATGTACGCGATCAGCGAGGTCAGAAAGACGGTGGTGACGGCGGACCCGCCACCACTCGACCCAGAGCCGGAATTGCCGTCAAAGCCAGCGGCGGCACCAAGAAAAGCGCCGGCGAAACGGAAGAGTCGCTAGGACCGCTGCTGATTCGATCTTGTTGGGGTTTGGGCGATAGTCTGTATGTGCGTCCGCTGATCGCCGACGCGGCGAAACGGCGCGATATCTACCTCGATACGCCCTGGCCTGAATTCTACGAAGACCTCAACGTCCGTTTCGTTCACAGCGAGCGGATATTGCGCACGCAGATGAAGAATGTGCGCCTGCAGCCGCGTGGTCGCTACATGCCCACGCCCACGAACATTCCGATGGTGGCACTCGGCTACGGCCACCTCGAAATGGAGCACGGCGTGTTCGCCGCCATGGAACGCAAACTGCCCATGACGCGGGCCGCCACACGGCACCCTGACTGGACTCTCCCGGATATGGGCCCGTGCCCGATCGACACGCGCGGGGCACCACTGGCTGTCATCAGGCCGGTGATGCGAAGGGTTGAGTGGGATAACGAGGCGCGCAACCCGTTGCCCGAGTATGTACATTACATCGCCGGAGATTTGAAGCGGCGCGGCTTCGCGGTCGTCGTTATTGCCGATGTTAAACGCGATCAGGAATGGATCGAGGGCGAGGTCGTGCCGCCCTGCAACGCCGCGTTCCTGCGCGGTGAGTTTAAGGTGAAACAGTTGCTGGCGACGGTGCGCGACGCCGCCGTGGTGGTCGGTGGGGTTGGCTGGATCGTCCCCGCTTCGATCGCCCTCGGCAACAAGGCGTTCATCGTCCTCGGCGGCAACGGCGGCATGAACGCGCCTGACAAGATCATCGACACGCGCATGGACGGATCGAGAATTGGCTTCGCAACGCCGGAGGTGCTCTGTCCATGCGTCGATATGCGACATTGTTGCGACAAGCGAATACCCGACCTGACGAGCCAGTGGGCCCGTTGGGCGGAATCGGAACTCAAGATGCCCCGCCGCTCCTAGGCATGATCGCGGCGCAGAGACTGATGTGGTTTCCGGAAGCTGGTTGCGGCTACTTCCCGGTGTCGTCGGCCGTGAATGTCTACGACGAGGCGTATTTTAACAAATATGTCGAGTATGGGCAGACGGAGTTGGGCCAGCGGCTGACCATCGCGCGCATGGCTCTGGTGAATCGGCACTATGACGGTCACCTCGTCGACATCGGTATCGGCTGTGGCAGCTTCATCGACGCCAGGGAGAATACGTCCGGCTACGACATCAATATTCGGGGCGTCGAATGGCTCAATCGCCGTGACCTCTGGTGGAATCCTTACGTGCGATCCTGTCCGGCGGTGTCGATGTGGGACGTGCTCGAACATATCGCCGATTTCCCGGCGTTGCTCGATCGAGTGCGTGAGTTTGTGTTCGTGTCGCTGCCGATATTCATAGGGCCAGAGCATGTCCTGAGGTCGCGACATTATCGTGTTGATGAGCATTGCTGGTATTTCACAGTCGACGGCCTGATCCATGTGATGGCTGGCCTCGGCTGGCAATGTCTTGAAGTGAACGAAGACGAGACGCGGCTCGGCCGCGACGGCATTGGCTCGTTCGCATTCCGCCGCCGGGAGGCTTCATCATGCTGATGGACAGCCTCCTCACGGTCATTACGCCGGCACAGACGTATGACCTGACCACACTGGAGGTTGCGTATGAGGAACTCGGCATCACCGACAACGCGAATGACTCACGCATGTCGCGTTGGATCTCGGCGACCAGCGACTATATCGCGCGCTATTGCAACCGGGTTTTCGCCCAGGAGACGGTCTCGGAGAAGTGGCGTCAGGCGGAGCGATGGATCGTTCGCGAAACGCTTGCCACGGAGCCGTTCCGGCTGAGCCGCTACCCGGTCGTCGAGATCGGAACGATAGCGTTGCACGACGGCACGCCACTGACGCCGGACCAGTACGAACTTGATGCCGCCAAAGGCATCCTGTGGCGCACCCAGGAGGGCCATCGCTGGGACTGGTATGAGCCCACGGTGCTCGTGACCTACACGGGCGGTTACAACGTGCCGGATCAGACGCCCTACGCGCTGGAGCAGGCCTGTCTGATGCTCCTCAAGATCCGCAACGACGGTATCTCCAGGGACCGTATGCAGCGGTCGCAGTTCATTCCAGGCGTCTTACAGGAAGAATGGTGGAACCCCGCCCCACCGGGACCGATCGGGGCGACGACTGGCATGCCGCCCGAGATCGCCGAGATCCTCACCCAGTTCCGCGACCTGAACATATGACCTACGTCGCCGACCGGGTCGCGGCTTTCATCGCCAGGGTCGGTGAGGTCGCCACGCTGGTCCGTCTGCCCGGTCGCGCCGGCACGCGCGCGGAACTCACCGTCAAATGCGTGCCGTCCTTCGAAACCCCAACCGCGCCGACCGGTGGCGTGGTGCAGGCCTACGCCACGATCCGCATCGGCAACAACGAAATCGCGGCCTCGAACTGGCCAGCGCCAGTCAGGCGCGGCGATCAGATCATCGTCGGCGGCCTCACCTACACGATCCAGGGCGTGCAGACGGCGGCGCCAGGAGGAACCCCAGCGATGCACCTGCTCTACGTACTGGGTCAGGCCTGATTGATGTCGTTCTCCCTCGGCCAGGCCCAGCCGCAGCGGGTCACCGATATGGTGAAGCGCGTCCAGGCCTTCAATCAACGCCAACTGGTCGATATCACGCGCCGCAAGACGCTGGAAAACCAGGCGAAAATCCGCCGTGTCTTCGGTCACGAAGCGGCAGTCAATTTGTTCGTCGATGGGCAACAGGGCAAGCCACTGAGCGCGGCGAAAGAGTTCACGCTGACGCAGTTTCACTTGCAGAGCGGTGTGGTGGACACGGCGTGGAAAATGCTCGTCGAGCGGTCACCCTTTGGGCCTGACATCGAGGGGCATTATCGCGACGACCACTGGATTTATGTCAACGGCGTGCGCCGCGACGTGGCGCGCGAAGATGGCAATCCGATCAACATCGGACCGAACGACAAGGTCATCATAATCAACATGCGGCCCTACGCGCGCAAGATCGAGGGTGGGGCGAACAAGCGGTTCAGCAACCGGCTGACCGATCGTCGTCCCGGCCTGTCGGTGCAGGCCCCGAACGGGGTTTACGAAATTACCGCGCGTGATCTGCAGCGCATGTTCGGCAAGATCGCGCTGATCCGCTTTACCTATCACGGCATCATCGGCGGCGTCCTGCAGTTCTCCAACATCCCGCGTAACGCCGTCAGGGGCACCCGCGGGCGATATCAGTTTCAGGGCGGCCCGCACCCCGCCAACAAAAGCGAGAACCGCTATCCGGCGCTGGAGATCGAAGCGAGGACGGGCTTCTGACAAATGATGAAGCCAGCCATCGACGCGATCCGGGGCTGGATCGAGGCCCACTACTCGTCGTTGCCGATGCGCTGGCCGAACGAAGACTGGCCAGCGGAGATACAAGATCCGGTGGAAACCGGTAGCGCCTTCGTCGAAATCGAGATCATTGGCGGCACGAATTACATTCGCGCGTTTTCGTCTCCCGGTAATCGGCTATGGATACATCCCGGCCTGATCAGATTTTACATTTTCCAACCGTGGAACACGGGGATGGACACGGCGCTGACGACCGCCGATGCGCTCGCCGCCTTCATGGAGCGCGCCGAATTCGGCCAGACGCCTGACGGACAGATGGTCAGAACGCTGGACTTCTCGACATACGCGAATGTCGCCGCCGTGGAGTCCGGCAACTTCTTCGTTCTGCTCTCAAGCGTTCCCTTCGACTTTTACTACACCCGCTGAACCGCCCCTCGCCCTTGGGCAAGGCCGCCTGACGGAAGGAGTTCGTTATGCCTGTTTATCAGACTCAATCGAATGCTGTCGTTGCGTATAAACTTCAGACCGGCCTGGGCGTGCAGGCATCGGGCACGGGCGGGTCAGTTCTGCGTGTGTCTGGCGGCACAGGCGGGCAACTCACGAAGGCCGCGACCGAGAGCGCCGAGGTTCGTTACGACGGTATGCGGATGCGTGGCCGTCACGGCATTCAGAAGACCGCCGCGACGTGGAACGCCGAGGCCTCGATGGGCACCTGGGAGCCGATCGCCCAGGCGGTGATGCGCGACACCTGGGACGTCGCCCCTCTGGTAATCACTGAGATAACCGGCGGCCTGACCTCGATAACCACGACAGCGTCCACCATCGTCTCCGCCGCCGGTTCGTGGATCACCGCGGGTCTGCGGGTGGGCGATGTGATCATTCTGACCAATCACAGCACGCCCGCGAACAACAGTCGCAACCTACGCATCACGGCGCTGACCGCGACGGTAATCACGGTGGCGGAGTCGTTGACGCTCAATGCCACGGCGGATACCGCGTTCACCATCACGCGACCCAAGAAGCTCATCCAGACCGGAACGCTGCTGAAGCGGTATTTCACCGTGGACGAATTCGAAATCGATATCGACCAGAGCCAGGTCATGACCGACTTCGTGTTCGGCACGACGCGGTTCTCGATGGCGCCGAACGGCATCATCCTATTCGATCCCGGTGGCATCGGCACCGGGCATTACAACTCGCTGGCGACCGGGGCCACGTCGCCGTTGTTGACCACGCCCACGGCGACCACGTCGCTGCCGCTCGCGGTGGTGGACGCCACGGTCCGCATCGGCGCCAACGATGTCATCGACCTCACCAGCCTGGATATCGGACTGGACATCTCTCCGATGTCTCCCGACGTGTTCGGTTCTGGAAACATCAAGTATGGGCCTGATGTTTTTACGGGCCAAATGGGAGTCACAATCAATTTCACGGCGCTGCGGAAAGACCTGCAGTTCATCGATGACTTCGCCGCCGAGACGCAATACTCGATCCAGGTGATGGCGGTGGAGAATGACGTCGAGCCGAAGGATTTTTTCTCGATCTTCGTTGGCAATCTTTCCCTCGGTGGCGTCACCAAATCCGCCTACGCCGCCGCCGGAGGGCCGCGCACGCAGACCGTCTCGGTCCCCATGGCGCTGGTCGGTCTCGACAATCGCGGCACCGGTTACGACGCGACCATGGTGAAATTCCAGAGTTCCGCCGCATGAGCCACCACATGAACGGCGAGGCCTTCGATATCGGCGAGCTTAAGTCCACCGACACCGCCGAGGTCGCGATCAACCATCCGGTGACCGGGTCGCCGACGACGTGGGTCTGGACGCTTGCCGGCCCCGGTCACGCAAAATCGATAGAAGCGTCCAACATCGCCGCGCGCGATGCGTTACGTCTGCAGCGCGCGCGCGAGCAGGCGGTCGCCAACCGCCGAAAATGGATCGAGCCGGAACGCACGCCCGACGAGATGCGCGAGGAGAACGCGAAATCCTTCGCGATGCGCGTTCTGGGCTGGACCCCGGCGCGGATCAACGGTGAAGAGTATCCGTTCTCCCAGGAGAACGTCGTCGCGCTGTTGATGAACCCGTCCTACGGCAAGGTCTACATTCAACTCCTTGAGTATTTCACGAGCGATGAGTCTTTTACCGCGCGCTCTGCGATGATCTCGCCGACTACGCAGAGCGAGAGTTTGTCTTAAGCCAACCCGACAAAAAGGGTGTTCCTCTTCGCGAAACACTTGAAGGCCTGGTGAAGCGGACGCGACGGTCGGCAAAGCGGCGGGAATACGAGGCCGAACTGGAGCAGCCGGATTTTCCGTTGGCGCTGCTCTACCTCTGGGTCGCCTACAACCGCATCCGGCGGCGCAAGGGCGGCAACGGCTTCGGCGTGATGCCGCTCGAATGGCCCGACATCGACAGCTTCAATCGGTTGACGGGAACGGCGCTCGCGCCATGGGAGGTCGGCATGCTCGAGCGCCTCGATGACGCCTACCTCAAGGCGATGGCGGACGCGAAGAAGGACGGCGAATAGTCGTGTCCGGCACTGAACAAATCGTCACTGAAATAATCGTCGATACCAGGGGTGCCGTCAAAGGCACAGCCGACTATGACCTCATGCTGCGTGCCCTGGAGCGCACGGCGAAGAACACCTCGGAGCAGATACAGCGGAACAACGCGGCGTTGGATGCGTCGGGCAAGTCGGCCAAGGCCGCGTCGGACATACTGGCGCAGACCTCGGCGGGGTACCGCAGGGCGGTGGAAGCGTCGAATGCCTATCTTGGGCGTATCGATCCGCTGATCTTCGCCACGAACGCGCTCGGCAAGGAGACCGAGAAGGTCGCGGTGGCGCAACTTGGCCTCGACAAACGGCGCCTCGACGGGAAGATCACCGTGGAGCAACTGGCGACCGGGACGGCGCTCCTGACGGCGCGCACGAAAGAGTTGCAAGGTGCGATGGAGCAGGCTCGCGCGGGGACGCTGAGCGCCACCGACGCGCTGACATTCCTGAAGACGGCGAGCGAGCGCGCCGCCGAGGCGGTCAAGCCACTCGTCGTCGCGAATGACGCGCTGCGCCTGAAATACGACGAGTTGTATCGCGTACAGAAACAATACGAAACCGCCGTCAACGCCATCAATCAGGGGGCAAAAGACCAGGTCATTTCCTCGACTTTGGCAAAGCAGGCGATAGAGCAGGAAACCAAGGCGCGGGATGATAATCTCGCGGCGATCAACAAGCGGACGGCGGGACCGACCGCCGAGGACACGGCGAAGCAATACCAGGTATTACGCTCCAGCATCGATCCGGTATATAAGCTGTCGAAGGAATACGAAGCGGAACTGGATAAACTTGCGGTAGCGCAAAAGACGCTCAATCTGCACGAGGATGCGTATAAGAATCTTCAGGAAGACGCGCGGGTCAGGTTTGAATCTCAGGTCAACTCTCTGAGCAAGGTGAAGAAAGGTCACGATGATCTGGAGGAGACGCAGGTTAAGGGCGTCGCATCCGCCGGTCAGATGAAGTTCGCCAACCAGCAACTGACCGTGCAGATGTCGCAGATGTTCTCCGGCATCGCGACCGGGCAACCGATCCTGATCACGTTGATCCAGCAAGGGCATCAGATCGCCGACGTGATGTGGGCGTCGGGGATCAGCGTCAAACAAATGGCAGCGAGCGTGGCCTCGATGGCGGCGGCGGTGCCGCCCTGGATTTACGTCGTCGTCACGGCGACGGCGGCGATCACCGCGCTCGCCGTGTCAGCCGAAAGCGCCAATCTCCGACTGGGAAGATTGCAGTTGTCGATGCGCGGGCTGCGCGACGACTTCGGTGCCATGGCGATCAACGCCGACGACGCGGCGAAAATCCTGGCGAAAACCACGACACTCTCGACCGACGCGGCGCGCGAGATCACCGGGGCGCTCGGCAAGGTCATGGATTTCCACGGTAGCCGGGACGACATGATCGCGTTCGGCAAGGACATTCTCGGCCTGGCGAACATCCTGGGCGAGACCATCCCGCAGGCCACGAAGCGTTTCACCGACTCCATGGAGCTACCCTCGAAAGGAGCGGCGGACCTCATCGGCCGGGTGAAGGGCATCGATGAAGCCCTGGTGGACCAACTCAAGAGCATGGAAGCCAGCGGCAAATACGCCGAGGCATTCACCCTGTTGCTCCAGAAGGAGCGTGACGCGACGCAGGGCGCGATTGATCCGGTGACGAACCTCGGCAAGGCACACAGGGATCTGATGAACGCGCTGACCGGTGCGGCGCAGGCCACCAAATCGCTCTTCGAACAGATGGGCCAACCCATCATAACAGCACTGGCGGCGGTCGAGCGCGCCATCGCCGCCGCGATCAACAAGCTCCGTGAATGGAATGAAGAGGTCGCGAAAAAGGGCGGACCCACGCTCGGCGAGTTCCTGCTGCGTGGCATCTCGCCGATGCTACCGGGCGGGTTGATAACGAGCTACGCGGGTGCTGGCCTCGGCGGCACCGGAGGGCGCACCACCCCCGACGCCAACAACATGGTCACCATCAGCGCGCCCGGGGGCGCGCAGTTCACCGTGCGCGCTGATCTCGCTCCGGCCTTCCAGGGATTGGTCAACGAACTGGAAGCCAGTGGCTATCTGATCAACC